ACACCATTAGATATACCTTATGTAAATTTAGATTTAGATTTGATGTGGAAAAGATGGACAAGTATTAATGATAAAAAACATGTATGGTTTGACAAAGACAAATCTGATATTAATAGTTCAAGACATAGTACATATATTAATCACGACTACAGAGCATTAATGTTATTTACGAATGGTGCATATTATGGAGATGTTAAAGGTGAGTGGTGTGACTTTGTACATGATGAGTTTCCAGATGTAGTAAAATTTATTGATTCAATGCCCTATGATAATGTTAGGTGGTTGGCATTTGTGGGTAGAGATACACACGGTGTTGGTCCCCATTATGATGAATACGATAAGGCGAGAGAAGATTTAAAATACCAAGAACCTAGTCAAGTTAGAGTTAGGTGGAGTAAAGTTACTGATTGGAAAAAAGAACATCTATATTTTACAAAAGACCATGCTCAAACAAGAATATATCCCATGTTACCACCAGAAACAAATGCTATGGCATATGACGGTACAGTACATGAACATGGAGCAGACGCAGGTTACCACCCTACAAAAAGAATTCAATTAATGCCAATGGGCACTTTAAATATTCCTAAATGGCATGATTTGTTAGAACGAAGTATAGAAAAATATAAGGATTATGTAATAACAAAAGATGATTTTACAAAATAAAAAATTAGAATCAATAGACCCTATTGACGCAAACAAAATGGTTGCTGAACATGGTTATTTGGTGATTGAAAATAGTGGTGCAAGTCCCGAAGAATTTGCAGAATGGAATCTTGCATTTGGTTATCATATAAGTCCTGATATTTGGTGTACCGATAAGAAACATAGTGAATACTTTTGGCGTGTAACAAATGAAAAGATAGACGGAGAAAATCAAGGTCTATTTGCAGATGATGAATTGGATTGGCACAGTAATTTGGTACCTCATGCTGACGCTCAAGAAGTTATAGGTTTGTATGGTAAAACAATAACATATGATACTGAAACATGGATATGTACTAGTATTCCTTATATGGAAAAATTAAGTGCAACAACTAAAGAGTTATATAAAAGTTTATACACTAAATTAAATCATTCAGGTGGTATTCCTATAAATCAACCATGGAGACCTGATTGGGATAAAAAATATACTGATACAGTTTTAAACGGTATAAAACAAAATAGAAATAAAAGTAGAGCTGATTTAGTTGATAAAAGATTTAAAGAGTGGCGAGGTGTATTAGATAAACATAGACTAGTACCAAATCATCCTTTAGGTATCGAAGGTATATTTTTTCAACCTTATGAAATTACAGAATTTGTAGGTTTGTTAAACTTTTCTCACAAAGAATTATATAATGAAATATATAAGGACTTTATAACTGACAAGTACACTTATAAACATAAATGGAAACCTGGTGATATTTTATTAATGGACCAGTTAACAACCATTCATAGACGGCCTACGATTGCAAAAGACCAAACTAGAGAATTATTGAGGTCAGCATGTTGGTATAAAAATAGGAATCATTTTGAATATGTCTTGTAAAATTTCAGCATTTAGTTTTAGTAATAACTTAGATAGTATGAATAGTAAAGGTCTTCTAATGATGAATGACCATATTAAATTTCATGTATGTAAATCTATGTGTGATTATAATATGAAACTGATTGATACAAATGATGTTGATGGTAGAGTTGATGATGGTATAAATCAATTTGATAAAGATTTGCATGACACAGATGTTTTTGTTTTTGCTGTTCCTGAACATACAGGTCATTATTCAGCAGTTTTTAAAAATGCGTTAGATTGGTTAGTTGTAAAATCTAATATGAATAATAATCTAGGAACATCATACGGATTTTCACATAAACCTATAATACTAATTACATTTACACCATCAAAAAAGGCTGGCAATAGACACTTTGACATGACTAAACATTTATTAGAAAAAATGGGTGGTAATGTTGTAAAGAGTTTTGTAAAAAATGATTGTTGGGATAATCTATATCGAGAAAATATGAGTTTCATAAGTGAAGAATGTAAATATATTAATGAATTCAAAAAAGATTTAGTGACCATTGAAAAACATGAATCAAAACAATGGAAAAATAAAGATGATATGATAAGTTCATATAATAATTGGAAAGATAAATGGAAGTAAAAAGATATTCAGAAAACCCCAATGAGTATTGGCCATTAATAGAACGGTTTAGACAACAAACATTTAATGAGGGTAATCGTAGTTTAAGTTACGATAAGTATGACCCCGATAATAAAAATATAGAAACATGGATGTGTTTTAAAGATAATAAATTAATATCAATATCAGCTGGTGAGAAGTCACACTATACAAATGACCCCGATATTGCAATTAGAATATGTCGTTATCATATATTAAAAGATTATAGGTTTAGTCATTGTGGTTTGATTATGGGAGAACATCAAATAATATGGGCAAGAAATAAAGGATTTAAGATATTATATATTACACATGACATAAAAAACAAAGCCATAAATAACCTTTATCAAAGAAGAAAACAAATGACAGATAAGGCATTTAAAGAACATATAAATGGTGAGTGGTACACAAAATTACAAGTAGAGAAGAATTTTTTATTTAAGACTGGTGATATGTTGCAATATGTTTATAGCATAAGACTACAAGAAAATTATGATTGGCAACCTAAATCAGAGTATATAATTGAGAGGAAACATAATGGACAAATTATCTAAACACAGTTTACCTACTGTAAAAGAATTAAATCTTAATATAGATTTAGATAAGTTAAGAAAAGCTACAGATGAGTTGGCTGAAAAGTTTACGGATGTGAGGTCTGCTAATCCTATGTTATGTATGAACCATGAGGAATTAGTTAAAGATGTTTATGATAACTTTGAACAAATCAACTTAACTACACCTAGTGAAATATTACCTCATACCACTAGCATTAAAGAAAGATTGAAAAGAAGAGAAGAGCATTTATATAATGTGCCTACAGATGATTATAAAGGTAGTTATTTTGAGGAGATTGTCACCCAATGTAAATCGCCAGCAAGTAGAATTAGAATTACAAAATTAGCACCAGGTAAAATGATACCGTGGCATGTTGATTATGATGTATCGTATGGTGTAAGAGTTATTGTTCCTATCTATGGTGACAATAATGTTATTAATCTATTTAAAAGAAATAATAAAATAGAAGCTTACAATCTTAAAAACGGAGTTGCCAATTTCTTAAATATAGGTTATACTCACGGTGTCGTGTCTATGAGTAAAAAGGCTAGGTTAGCTTTGATGTTTACTTTAGATGGCACTAAAGATATTCTGTAAATATACTCAACCCTAATTTTTTACCTTTAAAGTTACTACCACAATGCAATCTTACACAATCAAAAACAATTGCATTACCAGGTCGCCATGCGTGAGCGGAGTTAAAACTTAAACCTTTCAACCATTTATCTTCTAAATGAGTTAGATACTTTTCCTTCATTATAGTATCAAATGGTATATTTGATTTGCCTACAACATTTTCATAATCATATACAATAGTGTTGTAAAAGGTTTCTATATTTTTTTCACCATTAAAAAACTTACTAGGTCCGTCAAGATACACTTGGTCAAAAAAACACAAATATGGTTTTTCTTTTGTGTCATACTCTAGGGGTATATTAAAGGCTTTATATGTTAGTGGTAAACTATGTTTATCGTCATTGTGTATGATATGTGGTTGTTTGACTTCAAAAAACATACCAGACATTACTTTACTATTAGGATAAAGTTTAGATATTTTATCTATAATTTTGTTTAGTGTTGGCGAATCATAATGTTTTATATCAGAGGTTATAGGTCCTGTATTTTTGTAAACTTTATTAATATTACCATAGTATTCCATACTTAATGTTTCTATATCTTCTTTTGATATAAAATTTTCTATATAGTATGTTTCTTCTAAATTTGATAATATGAAATCTTTATGTTCTTGTGACCTAGTGGGCATGTTGTAAATTAGCAATTAAAGCTGTTACATTCTCCGAAGTGAATGGTACATTAATAATTAAATGTGTACTGTTTTTAGACCAACTCATAGTTCTATGTACTCTTTTTGTATTTACATAATATGGTCTGCCATGTTCAATTAACATTTTTTCATGGCCGTGTATCCAATCGAATTGCATAGGACCACAATCTTGCAAAAACACAGCTATTCTAAATGAATCTCTAGGCATAGTCGGGTGGTCTCTATGTGGATGAAAGTAAGCGCCCTCGCCACATTTTACTAAAAAGGTTCTGCCTAAAGTAGGAAACATATTTAAAAGTGGGTGTAAACATTCTAACTTACTATAAACTTTAGTAGGCACATTAAACTCTGCCTCATTAACATATCTGTCCGCTTCTACACACGCTTGTGCTAAACTAGGATTGTCTTGATGAGTTTTACCTGGTAAATTTAATAGAGATAATGCTTTTCGATTGTTAATTTTGTCCGTTCTAGGTAAGTAGTCTACCCAATCATTTTCAAATTCTTTAATTTGTTTTGAGTATTCACCACAATTGACTTTTACTTTTAGGCCTTCCCAATCACCTAAACTTAACAACGCTACTTCATTGGCTAGCGTTTCACAATCTACTTTTTTTGCATTAAATTTTACTGACTGACCACTTACACCTGGTTTCACTATTACATTATCTGTCATAATATTCTCCTATACTACTATTTATGCGTTCACCTTGTACACCATTTCCTAGGTCATATCCCATTTCTACACCATCTTTGAATACTTTTCTAGTAGGTTCGGTATCAATTTTGTCAGCATATCCTAAACCTAATAACATATGTACATGAGTTTCGCTTATTTTTTGTCCTAACTCTCTTGATTCTAAACAACCATTAAAACCTGTATTTAAACCTATATCTTCAGCTGCCAGTAATGCAGTTGTTGAGCTGACCATAATATCTTCTATGACTTCTAAATCATTTTTTTCGGAAGCCCACGCTAAGACAATAGGTGCTAACACTTGTCCATTGTATCTTCTTAAACCGGCACCTTTAGCACCTCTAATTTTATTTAAACAATATGTGTGTTCCCAATATAACCAATCTTTTATTTGTTTACATTTTTCGGTTTCATCAAATATCAAAACTTTGTAATTGTATTTTAGCTGTTTTGAAGGAGACCTATATATACAGTCTAATACATAATCAAGTTTATGCTGTTCTACTTCTTTTTTCGACCACCATTTTGTAGTGTTACGGAGTTTTAATAACGATTTTACAGACATACACTTATTTATCTTGTATAAATATATAAATAATAGGAGATAATTATGAATACAGTAATGATTGACGGCAAAGAATTTGATGTCGCAAAATTGAGTCCAGAATTACAAAATTACCTAGTAGTAAGACAAGAAATTCAGGCCTCTAAAGTAAGACACAATCTTGAGCTAGAAAAAATCGAAGTGTTAACAGCACATTATAACAAAAAAATTGCAGAATTAGTAAAAAAAGAAATACCAGAAGAGAAGAAATAGATGGCAGCCATAGCTAACCTTACAATCGACCAAGGAACAACATTCAGTTCAGATGTAACAGTCAAAGACGCAAACAATAATCCGTTTAACTTAACAGGTTATACTGCTGAAGCTAAAATGTCCAAAGGATATTCTTCTACTCGAACAAGAACATCAATAACCACAACGATAGCCGCTGACGCCACAACTGGTGTTGTCACACTATCATTAACATCTACAGTTTCAGCAAACCTGGACGCAGAGAGATATGTGTACGATTTAGAGATTACACAGACCTCTAGTGGTAATGTTACAAGGGTTATTGAAGGTATTATTACAGTTAGACCTCAAGTATCTATCTAATACAACTCTTTTTTGTTATAAATATACATACGGAGAGAAAAAATGCCTGATATTACAGCTAAGATAAATGTAAATACATCACAAGGACCACAACAAGTTTCGGTGTCCTTGCCATCTGCTCAGGCGGCAGCAAATAATTCTCTACAATTGAAGTTGTTAGGCGATGTTGATACAACTACCTTAAATGATGGTGCAATATTACAATACAGGTCAAGTGACGCAAAGTTTGTAACTACAAATGAAATAGTAACTACAACTGGAACTTTGACCATAAACGCAGGAGCATTTTAGGAGTTTTAGATGGCAACAGTAATTCAGATAAAAAGAAGTTCAGCAACGGCAGCCCCGAGCACGCTGAAACTTGGTGAAATTGCTTATACTTATGGAACTGGTACACAAGCCAATAGTGGTGATAGATTATTCATAGGAGAGGGTGGCGTTGACGGTAACGGTGACGCTAATAATATTTCAGTAATCGGTGGTCAATATTTTACAGACATGTTAGACCATGTCGCTGGCACTTTAACAGGAAGTTCAGCACTCGTAGCAGACGCAAACTTAGC